GACGGTTTCAGCACCTACATTCCGCTTGATTCAACGGTGAATGTTGCTGTGAGGCGCACAATTATTGCAGGCACTACAATTCTTGTTGCTCTACCGTCACCTGCACCTGCGAGGCGTACATGAAAAAATTGCATGAATATTTGATTGAAAACGCATGGGTATGGGCAGGAACAGGTCTAGTGTTGCTCACTTTGTCAGGGACAACCCTCAAGCAAGCCTTGTGGATTACCTGTCTGACGGTACTAGTACACTTCATGGCAACAATGTTGAAGAAAGGCGATCCCGAATGAAAAAGGCTCAAGATGTCGCAGGCAGAATTATTGCGTTATTTCTCACAAATGCGTTGGGTGTAATCACAGGTGCATCTGTTATTGCCCCAGAGTTAGAACTGTGGAAGGCTGCAGCGTTGGCTGGTGCTGTTTCGGTGTTCAAGGTTGTTGAATCGTTGGCTCGTGCAAGCGTTGATGGGAAACTTACTGCTGATGAGATTGATGCAGCGTTTGGTGCAACACCAAAAAAGATTGCTGCTAAGAAGGCTGCGAAATGAAACGCCCGTACACGGGGAACAAAGATGGTGCTGCAGCAGGTGAGCATCCACAACTGACTGCGTTGATGCGTGAATTGTTTAAGGCTTACAGTCCTGCACTTTGGAACAATGGCAGTTGGGGCGTAAGAAATATGCGTGGGAAGGAGTCACTTTCTGTTCACGCTACGGGTCGTGCAGCCGACATTTCGTGGCGCAACATGGGTGATGGCAAGCGTGGTGTTGCTCAAGGTGGGCGCAAGTATGCAATGGAAGCAATGGAGTATCTGATCAAGCACGCTGACGCTTTAGGTGTAGAAATGATTATTGATTACTTCCCTGCCCCACACGGAAGGGCAGCCAAATGTGATCGTGACATGGCATGGCAGAAATACACAAAGGCAACAGTTTCAGGTGCGCCTTCAGGGGACTGGTTTCATCTGGAGGTTGATGGCAAGAAATCGTCTGAGCAGATCAAGGCTGTGTTCACAGCAAACCCACCAGCAAAGGTTATTGTTGGTGCATAAATGGATGCTGGACTTGCTGCCATAGTTGTTGCTTGTATCACAACGGTTGGTGGCATTGTTGTTGGTTTCATGCAATCATTTAAGAAGGAGACGAAGGAAGCCAGACGGGAAAACCGTGAGGATCATGCTGTTGTGCAGATGCAACTCAAGATGATCTACAAAGGTTTGAACAAGGTGGATGACAAGTTAGATAAACACATTCAAGATCACAGAGAAGGTGACTATGGGAAAACTGCTCAAGCAGATAGAGGCAACGCCAGTTAATGCTGGTGGGAAACAATCAACAGTTGATTTGGCGATTCAATCAATGCAGGGGGAGGACAGAGAGGACTTGGTGTGCGCTTTGCGTAATTCATCAATCTCAGCATCCGTTATTTCGCAGGTGTTGCAAGACAACGGTTGTTCAGTTACACGCAACGCAATCGTGCGTTGGCGAAACAGGGAAGGTATCTGATGGGCTTAGGCGATCAAATCAATGAGGCGTTAGAGGTTGAAGGCAATGGTGAGTTGTTGCGTTTGCGCAAGCAGCGTGACAGTTATGCCAATCAGAATGTGCGCCTGCAAACGAAACTGGATGAGTTAGAGCGTGCGCTGTCGGTAGTGGATCAGGTGGATGGGCTAACTGTGCAGCCCCCTGTGTGGCTTGCGCCAGCCAAGCCCAAAACGCACGCAGCAACATTGGTTGTGATGCTGTCTGACACACACTTTGACGAAGTGGTGAACCCTGATGAAATGGAAGGGTTGAACGCCTACAACCGTGAGATTGCAATGTTGCGGTTGGAAAAGTGGACACAGAATGTGATCAAGATGGCACGCCATTATCTGTCAGGTGTGAACTATGACGGGGTTGTTTTGATATTGGGTGGTGACATTTTCTCTGGCGATATTCACGAGGAACTTGCGCTGACTAATGAGGACACAATGATTGGCTCGCTGCTGTTCTGGGCTGAACAGGTATCGGCTGCAGTTGAACTATTGGCAACAGAGTTTAAGAAATGCCATGTGGTTTCTGTGGTTGGTAATCATGGCAGAACTACACGCAAGCCAAGAATGAAGCAGCGTGTGAAAACCAACTTTGACTGGCTTCTTGCCAAAATGGTTGAACGCAGTTTCACTAAAGATAAACGGGTGACATTCACAATCCCAGAGAGTGCTGATGCGTTAGTGCAGATTTATGACTACGGGCATCTGATAACTCACGGTGATCAGGTATCTGGCGGTGGCGGTATAGGTGGCATATATCCACCAATTATGCGGATGCGTGCAAGGAAACACGCTCGATACATGGTCACAGGCAAATCATTCCAAACCTTGTGGCTTGGTCACTGGCATCAGTACATCAGCACACCTTCAATGGTTGTGAACGGATCGTTAAAGGGTTATGACGAATATGCAATGTTGATGGGTTTCGGTCATGAGCCACCACAGCAAGCATTAGGAATCGTGACACCTGAACGCAACCTAACAATCCAAGCACCAGTGTTCTGCATGGATCGCAAGAAGGAAGGCTGGTGAGTTATGGCAACCTTTGCGGAAATCATTTGGCATGACGCACACGCAGACACAACAACATGGATGGACAAAGATGAGATCAGTGAGCAGCCGTGTGTGGTGGTGTCTTGTGGGATTTTGTTGGCTGACACTAAACCGAATCATGTCGTTCTTGTTCAGTCGTTGAATAGTTATGAACAGGTTGATTGTGTTTTGAGTATTCCTGTTGCAATGGTGCAGTCAATGCGTGTGTTGGGCAGTGGACTAGATGCAATAGAACAATTAGGGTGAGTCTGCCCTGAGTGTTCTCCTTCTCCGCTTAGGGCTTGGTTGAGCAGCCCTGCCCCCTAGTACGGGGTGGGGCTGTTCCCAAACCCCATATTTTGTACGGGTTTGAATGATTTGCTTTAGGGGTGCTGGATGCCCTATCTTTGGTGCATGGGGAAATACCCCACGCTCAAGAGGAGGGCATTATGAAAAAGTCAGTTACTTGCAAGAGGTGTGGTCGCAATGATCTGCAGTGGAGACAATCCAAAGCAGGCAAGTGGTATCTCACCTATGACGAAGGTGCAGCAATTTTTGGTGATGGTGGCAAGCACATCAAGACCTTGTATCCAGCGCATGAGTGCTTGGTGCGTGACGGTGAACTTACTGAGAAGCGTGCTGATCTGATTTTGCGTGGTCGCATTACAACTACTGATGAGGAAATTGCAGAAGCACAAGCAATGGAGAACGCAGCCATTGATGCGTTTGAGGCAAAGAACGGTTACAGACCTTTGAGTTGGGCTTGGTAGGAGGAACTGATGGCTACACATGATGAGAAGGCTTATCTGCATGATCGCATCAATTCGGTGATGCAGTTGTTGTTGGAGATTGTTCAGGAAATGGAAAAGTGGCAAACGGAAGTGCCAAAAGATTTGGGGGATGAGTGATGCCGAAAGGGAATGAGCAGCGTTGGGTGTGTTCTGATTGCGGTAATCGGATCACAACATTTGTGAAAGTCAGTGAACCTCCAGTGTGCAGCAAGCATCTAAAGCCTGTGCGTATGGCTGAGGCGTACACGATCAAATGGGGTGAGCGTAAGTAACTGTGTTACACCCTTGAATTAGAACTAGATCAAACAACAAACAGAGGAGAAGGAAATGCAAGTAATACCGAAACAGAAACATGGCAGTAAGGATTGGTTGCTGGCACGCTGGAAGGATGAGCAGGGGCGTTGCGTCTTTGGTGCATCAGATGTTCCAGTGTTGATGGGTGCAAGCCCGTACAAGACCAGAGGGGAATTGTTTGCTGACAAAGTGAATGAGCCTGTTGAGCAGGAGGAGACTGCTGTGTTTAGGCGTGGCAACTTGCTTGAGAAGCCGTTGCTTGAGGAAGCGTCACGCATACTTGGCACAAACATTTTCACACCAGAAGTGATCTATCGTGATGGGCGTTTGTCAATCAGTCTTGATGGTGTGGACAATGAGCAGCAGCCAACGGTTGTTGTTGAGGCTAAGACTTCAACTAGGTACAGCATTTATACGGCAGAGGATTTGCCTGATGAATGGTGTTGGCAGGGTTGGGCGCAGATGGCTGTGCTGCAAGTGCCTGTGTGGTTCGTGGTGTTGGATCGTGACCAGCGCATATCTGTTGTGGAACTACCAGCAAACCCTGAAGCGATTGATGCGCTGCAACTTGAAGCGTCAGTGTTTGGTGGTTGGGTTGATGGTGATCCTATGGATGAGGACATAAACAACTTCAGTGCAACCGATATTGCACGCATTTGGAAGGCAACACCAACCAGTGTGGAACTGCCTGCTAGTGCAGTGGATTGGGCGTTGCAGTTAGAGGAGGCAAGGGCTATGGCAAAGCAGGCTGCAGATCTCGAAACCAAAGCAAAGGATGCGCTTGCACAAATGTTGTTGGGTAATGAGATTGGCACTGTTGATGGTGTGCAGTTGGTCAGT